CTTATTACAGCATGTGCGTTCATAAATGACAGATTGTAATCGTCGTATGTGCCTTCAATATGACGTGGATTATCTCTAAATACATTTTGATATTGATGTTCTATAGCTTCAAGCCTGCATCTTGGATGTGGACGAAAAAGTATAGGACGATTACTATATTTTTGTAAAGTTTCTATGGTCTCCATAACCCAGTGACTCATACGAGGCATGTCTTGCCATTGTAAACTTTTTTCATGCTGTCCGCATATTAATATATGTTCACCTGACCGCCATGGTTTGAGTTTTAATCCTAGCAGATTCGCTCGTGTTCCGTCGTTGTCTTTCTCGCCAAAATACGCATCTCTGTTAACACCGTTGAGTCCAACTTTCCAAGTTTTTCCTCGTTGTATGCCGCCAACTTCTAAAACTATTACAGGTTTTTCTTTGTTTCTTGCTCGTTCCCAAATAGCACGATTACCGGCCATTCTACCGTGAAACAACACACTCCAAATAACGTCTATATCGTTATCGTTGGTATTATCAACACAAGTATAACCAAGTTTTGCAGCACCTTCTCTAAAAGCCGCGAAAACAGGACTGCTATTTTGTGCGCCATATTGTGTCCATAAACCAAACTTCATTGTTAAATACTCCAGTATATTTAACCAAGGAACGATCATTGCAAAATATTTCTGTAGTAAGTACATTTCATAAACCTGTATTAGATTTATATGGTCAAAGATTTGTAGATAGTTTTAGTAAAAACGTAGACCCAAAAATAAAACTGTTTTTGTATGCAGAGGATTGCAATCCTATAGTAAATGACACCCGTATTATTGTGTTAGATCAAAAACAAGAACTTCCTAAACTTGTAGCATTCAAAGAACGTTGGAAAGATGTTCCCAAAGCAAATGGTATTCCTCCGGACGAAATAAAAAGACGTAGGCCAAAAGATTGGCATAAGGATTTTAAATGGCATGCTATAAGATTTGCAAATAAAGTGTATGCAGTATTTGATGCTGCAAAACGTTGTGACACGGATTGGATTGTTTGGCTTGATGCAGACTCATATGTGCACAGTCCTATAAACAAAAAACAGTTTTTACAGTTTACTCCTCAAGACGCTTGGTTAAGTTATTTAGGTAGAGGGCGTAAATGGCCAGAGTGTGGATTCTATGGAATCAACTTGACCGATCCTGTAGCCGGTGCATTTTTACATGAGTTTGAACGTGTTTATGAAGATGCAGAAAATGGCATATTTAAAATGGAAGAATGGCACGATAGTTTTGTATTTGAAGAAGTACGTAAAGTCATAGCAGATAGATTTCCTAAAGGTAAGATACATAATATAAGTGAAGGATTAATAAACGGCGAAGGACATCCTTTTATAAACAGCGACCTAGGCAAGTATTTTGATCACATGAAAGGTGTAAGAAAAAACGAAGGTAAGAGTCGTAAAAAAGATTTAATAGTAGATAGAAAAGAAAGTTATTGGAATGGATGAGTTGCCAAGCCATTTAGGTGGACATAAAAACCGAACACACTTAGACGAAGGATGTTTGCGGTTTATGAAAGAAACATACAACATAACAACAATGTTAGATATAGGGTGCGGACCTGGAGGAATGGTTAATCTCGCAAGGGAGATGGGTATACAAGCAGTAGGTATAGACGGCGATTACACAGTCAAAAGAGACGGCGATTATTTTGTTATTCACGACTATACTGTAGGAGATTCGCCTTACAATAAATCAGTCGACTTTGCATGGAGTTGTGAGTTTGTTGAACATGTAGAAGAAAAATACATTCCTAACTATATAAAAGATTTTCAAAAAGCAAAGTATGTTATAATGACTTTCAGCGAATCTCAAGGTCATCATCATGTTAATGTAAAAAATCAAGAATATTGGGTTGATGTTTTCGAATCATATGGTTTTAAGTTTGACAACGAAACAACAAAAATAATAAGAAGTAAATCTACAATGAACACAACAGGCAAGTTTGCAAACAACTTTAAAAAACATTTTGTAAAAAACACAGGGTTATTTTTTATAAATGAAAAACAATAAGTCTGGTTATTTGAGATAAGGTTTATAAAACTTTAAATGTAAATGTTTAGATGATACCGGCCTAGTACTTTCTAAGTCTACAAACCCTTTTGTTTTTACTAACTCACTTAACAGTTCTTTGTCATATCCGCTTTTATGAATATCCCAAACATCATCGAACTTACCTCTTTGCCATCCCCAAAAACCAGCTTTTGCATGTTTTATATCTCTCGGAGTCGTTCTGTTAATCCATTGGTTTATATGATACGACATATTTGGCAAAACCATTTCGCATAATCCACCTGGTTTAAGTATATTATACCATACCTCTAACTGTACTTCTCCTTGTTGAAATGTTAAATGTTCAAAAAAATGTCTACTAAAGATTTCATCAACAGAGTTTTCTTCTACATATTTGTTAATATGCCATGATTCACAAACAAAATCAATGCCTGGAAGATCTCTTATATCGCAAGTTTTGAATCCATCTTTAGTAGGTGTTTCGCCGCAACCAAACTCTATTTTCATTAAAAATAAACTCCTTTTAAGTGATGCCAGCATTCACCGCCAGCAACTTCTTTTTTATTCCATATAGTATATGCTATTTTGTTTTTCCAATCCTGCAAATCTATATCGTATTTAATATTTTCTATTTGACTTAGATTTTTGTGAGAGATAGGATATACCATACTACCGTTGTTCATAGAAAAAACAGGTATTCCTTTTTCAACAGCTTCGATACCACTAAGACTATTGTAAGTTACTACACAATGGGCGCTGTCTAAATCTGCATCTAAACCTGCGCCGCCTTGATTCCCACCAAATGAAATATTTTCACTTAAAGATACATTTTTTAACTCTTGGTTTTTAATCATAGCTGTTAAAGTTTTTATACCTCTTGTAGCAGTTCTAGGATGGGGTCTAAATACAATAGGTCTATCGGTGTGCTTCCTTATTTCATATATTGTTTCTAATAACCAGTTGTAAAATGTTTTGCCTTGATCAAACAAAGGCACTAGTGCACTGTCACCTTCCTTTTGTCCCATTATTACTATATTATCGCCAGGACTGTTCCAATCGTTTATTTTTATACCTGTAGTTTTTTCAAACTTTTTCCATCGCTTATCATCAACATCATTGTTGTTACAGTTTGCATCAGTCCACATATAACTGTTCCAACCAAATCTTAGATATCCGCCATATTTTCTAAAAGGTGCGCTTTCACTTACTAGTACAGGTTTGTTGCTATTTTTAATATAGAGATATTTGGCACCTTCTCTGTCTAGTCTTTCGCCATGTATAAACTTTGGTTTTATCATATTGGTTTGATAAAAACAATCTGCTTCATATATTGTGTCAGGATTAAAATCATCAATACGTGTGTAACTATCGCCAAGACTTGCAATGCCTTGCGGCCATTTATAATAGTTTTTGCTAATACCTAAAAAGCCAATCATTTTTATCATATGTATTCTTTCATATGTTGCCAGCAACTGCCGTCTTCGAGTTCACTAAACTTCCAATGGAACATACTAATACGTTCTAACCATTTTTTTCTATCAAATAGTTCAGGTGATTCTATTTTACTAAAATCAGTATTAACAACTTCTCTACATTGACTGTTTTTTGGGTCTGTAGCAAATGCATGATAGCCTTGTATAATAGGACCAACTATACTGCTACTATTGTGATTTACAACTGCCCATGCTTTGTGTAAATCTTCTTCAAGAGGAGTGTTAAGTTTAACTTTAATATTAGGTAAACTGTGTATTCTATAATCATTTAAATACTTTTGAGCTTTTTTATCTTTAGGATGTCCTCTTATAATAATGCGTCTATCGCTATACTTTCTTATTTTTTTAACAGTGTCTAAAATCCAATCAACAGTATCGTAACTACCCATGCTCCAACCGCCGTTTCGTTGACAACACAATACAATGTTTTTACCCCATTGTTTGTTATCCAGTAAATCGATATTCAAATCACGGCTGATTTGTTGCCACCTCTTAGGATTAGGATTTTTATCACAGTATATTCCAGTTGTAGGAAATACGCCATTAAAACTGTATCTTAAATAATGATGAGGGGCATTACTAGGATTAGCATACAAAAAAAGATTACTGTCCGCACTTATAACATATCTATTTTTTGATAACTGTTTATCTATAATATCTTGTCTAAGTTTTAAATGCTTTGCAGTTTTTCCTTTTTCATGTTGCCACCCTTGTATTAATGCAACTTCGCTGTCTTGCACATCGTACCCGTCATAATATATGGCAGTATCGCCACAACGTCTTACACCCGATATAAAGTGCATTAGGAGATAAGTTTTTTCTGGACTGTTGTTAGTTATAGGAACAACATTTTTATAACTTACTACTTTCATCCTTCATTTACAACCTGCCATGCATAACCGTTCATCATTTCTTTTTTGTTAAACTGACAATATGATAAATGGCACATAAATGAATACATTTTATCTTTATCCGGAATAAACAGTTCTTCAACTTGTGATAGTTTGTTATTGCATACTGCACTAGCAGCATTTGGCCCAAGTGCAATAGCAGGTTTACCGTTCATTAGTGCTTCTGTTGCAGCAATGCTATTGTATGTAATCATGCAATGTACATCATCTGCAAGTGCTTCTTCAATAGTGTCTGTACTAATCCTGTCTGTGCGGTTTGGTTTTAACCTAACTTGTATAGGTCTATCTGTATAGTTTTTTAGTTCGTCTATAACTTGTTTTACCCATTCTTCTGGATCAGGTTGATTCCATAACTTCATGACTTTGTCACTTGGAGGACATATTAATATTTTTTTACCAGAATAAAACGGAACCCATTTATAACCAATCTTTTTTAGTCTATCTCCAGGTCTGTCCCAGACTGGATTTTGATTTTGTAGATTGTTTTTTGTAATACGATGCCAGCCTTTGCTTTTACTGCGTCCATTACCAAAATATCCTGTGTCTATTGCAAAATATTCTCTACCAGTTTCCCAGCAATGCAATATTGCTTTACGACTGCCACCGCCTAAACCTCTTATAACTAATGGATTATCAGTTTCGGATTCTTTATCCCAGTTACTGAGTTTGCCCCCACAGCCTAAAATAAATGCTTCTAAATACTCGTCGTAGGCTAGATCTTTTGTATGATAGTTAATGCCGCCGACACTATCTATAGCTGCAACTTTAGGTATTTTTTCTCCTGTGGTATTAAACTTATTCATAGCCATTTTATGTTCTTCCTTGTAATAATCTCCATCAGGATCTATAGTCCATTTCAAATAGTTATTCAGTGTGTCCTTTGTTTCTTTGGATAAATCTGTGTTACCAATATATGTTATTTTTTCGGCTTTTCTTTTTATAGAAGATTCTAAATCATGTATTCTTTTTTTTTGAAGTTGATCGTTAACTTTATACCATTCGTGATTATATTCACAATCTCTATAGTTTTCAAACCAAGGGCCGCCTTCGGTATAATGTAAAAACTTTGGGGATCCGTCTTCTGGTTCTTTGTACCATCCTACTAGCCAGTTCCATTCGTGACTTAGTTCTCCGATTTCGCTATCATCGAGCCAACTGAATCTATGGAAATATGCTCCGGTTTTGTGTATATTGTTTACCAAATCTTTTGTGAGGTTAGCATTGCTAGGATGACCACAGTTGATAAGCATCATACTTGACCAGTTCTTTCGTGGATAAATGTGTTGAACTTGACCATCCATTTTTACTGTTTCTTTTGGAGTATAGTCATGCTGAGCACACATGATAGCATATCTATCATCGGCTTGTGCAAATAAGTCTGCTACGTTTGCTAATGCAACAAAGTCACAATCTATAAACAGTGCCCAACCATCAAACTCTGCAAGCTCTGGTATAAGAAATCGTGTAAATGTAAACTCAGTGCTTGCCATTCGATCATCAGGTCGAGTGTATATGCCTTGTCTACGCAATGCTTTTTGCTTCAAAGGTATAATCTCTACAGGCATACTTGAAAGTTGTTCAATACTAAACTTTGCAACCTGATAGGCTATATCTTCTCTACTATCCCATCCTATAAATATTTTTAGTGGTTTAGTCTCTTCGCTCAATATCATTCTCCGTTAACTCTTTGCCCAGCCAAACTTCTATAACTTTAGCAGGCTTATTATCAATGTTTACTGCCTTGTGCCAATATCCTGATGGTATGTCTATACTATCGCCTGGTGTTAGCAATGTAGTGGTTTTGTTACCGTTTTTATCTTCTAAAAACATATTGATTACACCGTCAACGACATGCCAATGTTCTGAACGTTTAAAATGTCGTTGATCGCTTAATGCATGTCCTTGATAAAACTCGAGTTGTTTTACTTGCCAGCCATCGCCTTTATCAAGTATAGTGTACTTACCCCAGCCACGTTCTGTAGTAGGCTGGCTCCATTCTTTGAGTATCCAACTACTGCTATTCTTTTTGTCTTTGCCGCCAACGCCCCAGGCAAACTCGCACCAGCGATAATCACCGTACACTTCATACTCAGGTGTAGTAGTATCAGTTCTGTCTCCGCCATTAGCAAAGATCATAACATCATCGCCTGTAATCATAGTTGCTACTTGACCGATTGCTTTGTTTGCTGTGTTGTCTAAATCGTCAAATCCAATAACCTGATCAACTACTGCTAGTTCTTTGATAATAGCAGCCCGTTCATCAAACGGCATAAACGGACGGCCTTTTTTGCGTGTAAGCCATGCATCACTGTTAACACCTACTACTAGATGATCTCCTAGCTCTTTTGCCGCTTTAAAATATTCTATGTGTCCACTGTGTAATGGATCAAATCCACCAGTAACTAATACTACTTTCATGTAGATATTTATGTACGTATATTTTGTTTATACAGTATATTGAAAGAAATCTAGTTCTTCTGCAAAATGTCTCTTTATACAACTTACATAGTCTGAAGACATATCAATAACAGTTTTTTCTTTGTATGTATGCACACGCTGAGTTAATGGTGCATAACATTTAGTTAGCTCTTGTACTTTAATAAAATCTGCTTGCAAGTTTTCGTGAGTAAGAATAAGATCTACATCTTGAATATATCTTAACTGATTATGATGTTCAAAGTTTTGATTTAATGTAAAATCTAAATAATAAACAATACCCTTATTCCATGCTGCAATCTTCTTCTTTATTAATGATATTTCATCTTGCAACAAAATACGTTTACCAACTTCTGCTTGTTTTAATACATTAAAATGTTTATTTTTAGCAAAGTTATATAAACTTAGCATTCTATAGTATGTATTTCGTGTAACTGCAAAACTTTTATAAATGTCTACTGTTGGGTATAGTTTTTTAAAATCTGATAAAGATCGGTGAGCTGCATTTACAAAATAGTTTATTTTGTTTTGTCTTGCCCATAAAACTATACTTGCGCCTGCAGACTTAGGTATATGAACAAACACTAGTTTTTTATCCATATATGATCTCTCCTATGATTATCGACAAACACATACCCAACATCTACTAATATCTTATTCAAAGTATTCTTTTGTTCTTTGGTTTCAACTTCTGTAATAATAACTGGATTACTGTTTTTTAATGTGTTTAATGCGCCTAGTAAGACTTGTTTTTCAAAACCTTGAGTATCTATTTTAATCAAATCAGGATGTAAGTTAAAACTATCTATTGTTACAACTTCAACACTTTCGCTAATAGTATTATCAAACTCTTCAAAATCTACAAAACTGTATGCACCGCAGTTATTAGCATCTGGTGGTATTTTTATATCTAAACTTTGTTTTATTTCTCCCACTCCGTTTTTATAACAAATAACATTTTGCAAAGATTTTGTATTTTTTTGTAAACAGTTAAAGTTAGATTTTACTGGTTCAAAAGAATAAACATTTTTAAACTTTTGTGCAAAACGTACAGTATGTAAACCTACATTTGCACCAACGTCTATTGCGCAATGAAAGTTTTTTACATGTGATAGTGCTTTGTCTATTGTTGGTTGCTGATACCAAGTATCTGGAAAATCTCCGACACTATTTTGAAAATGTGTATCTATATCTGGAAAATGCCATCCGTTGTATTGAAACATATTAAAACTTTCTACAAATAATATCTATACAAGTTAAGATATTTTTTTAAATATTTTTGGTCGCCTTTAAGTGTTAAGAATGCACTTCTAGTTTTGTTTTTGCCAATAGCCATCCATGACCTGGGTAATGGTTTAAAACCAAACTCTTGTTCCATTTGATTTAATATTTTTTGATCTCTGCCCCAAATCCATTTTTCAACAGGTACTTCTCTTAAACGTTTTGCATATTCGTTTCTAAAATCGTCATCCTTAAAAACAACAAACCCTGCTAACCAACGATTTTCTTTATGATGTTGCAATACATATTGATTTTTAAAAAGTTCTATAAAATCAGTTTGATCTATTTTTCTTGTACAAATACTATCTGCATCTAATGTAATAACCGGTTTGTCGTTAGAAAAGTTATCTGCAACTGCTAAAAATCTAACACACTGTAAATAAGATATTTCAACATCTCTATTAGGAAAGTTTCTGTTTTCTGTTGTATAGTTTACATAACTCAATGGTCTGTAATCCAATGGGTTAACTATGTGACAATGTAAACTTAAATACGGATTTCTTTTATGAATACTTTCAAATAATGGTACTGCCCAATCATCATGATATTTTCTATCACATCCTACTAATATGTTATAGTGTTGCATCTTCCATTCCTGCTACTCTTAGCTTTACAATATTAGTTATCTGCCATTGCTTCTGATCAAGTGCTTTAAGTACACCTAACCATCTATTTCTAATAAGTGCAAACTCGTTGATAATCTTTTCGTAGTCAACAACGTCTGCTTCACCGTCAACGTATTTTTCAACGTCACGGCTTGACAAAGCTCTTTGGTAGTTTTCAAGATATTTACGGAAGAAACTACTGCGTAACTTGCGTAGTTCTATGTTTAAGTATTCTAAAATAGCTTCAAGTTCTTGTAGTTGATTAAATCTATGTTCTACAATACCTGGCATTTCAGCGGCAGCTTTTTCAATACTGCCGCTTAGTTTTACTTCATTTTTTGCTGCAAGAAGTTCATTTTCAAAGTATTGTATAGCCGAGGGTATTTGATTAATATCTCGACTTACTCGGCTATACCATCCCATTACTCATCCCATTCATCATCTATATCTTCGTCGTCTATTTCCAAACAATATTGTATAGCAGCATCTAAATGTTTGTCAGTGCCAAGCATTTCTTTTAACTGTATATCGTCTACACCATAATCAATAAGCATGTCGACATACTTTTCTGCTGCCATTTCGATATGTTTTTTATCTAAGTATTCTTTGAACATCATCCAAAGATCAGCAACAAACTCTTCATTCATT